CTCACTTATTCGCACGGTCTTAACCACTAGACTAGGAAATTTTTATGTTTTATTTGCGCTTCGTTGGCAGTTGATTGACTATGTTGTCTCAACATCTAAAGCTTTCGGAATTATTGTTGGTATTGTATTACTGTTTGATTTGTTGTTTTTAAGCAACGGTGCTTGGATTATGTTTTTTGTCTTTGCATCATATGTTGCTGTTTTATGTGGCAGAGCGTACACCATGCGCTCTGAGTACGTTGAGGCGTATAACTTTCGTTCTCCATCTCAGGTCTACCGTGACCTTTCTGATGAAGCTAAGATGAAGTTGCATGCTATTGTTGTCTTTACTGGTGTTTGGGCAGTTCTTAAAAAGACAGCCCAAACATGGGTTCAAACTTTGCCCACAGCACAAGCCGCAGCTCCAATTTCTTTTGTCCCTAATGCTAAGCCCTATCAGCTAGAAACCGAACATTGGGACACTCGTCAGAAGGAGAATGCTTACAAATTTGGTGATGCCGGTATCACTGAAGCTGCCCGAACTATTTCGACTGAAAATCTCGACAAACTTGTTGGGAAGTCGTTGAAGGTTCTTGAAAGGCAGTCGGACGGTGTTTTTTGCAATGCTGTTCCACTTACTGGCTCTATGTTTTTGATTCCTAACCACATGGTTCCAACTAAGGTTCAGTACGTTAATCTCACAAATGTGGGAGGACACGTCATTAAGAATCTACCTTTGAGTGTTAACAACTGCACTCGTGTGGAGGGTCAAGACTTTGCTGTTTGGTACTGTCCTGGTGCAGGCCCACAGCGTGATCTGCTGAAATACTACCCTAAGGATATTGAGGTAGGTAAGAAGATCACTGTTCATACAGTTTTCAACAATGATGGAGAAATCAAGATTTACGGAAATATGACTGCTGAACGCGGTCGTGTTATCACCTCACAAGGTGGTGTGTTCCAAGGATTAAGATATTCTTTCCCTGATAGGACTTTTGGAGGTCTGTGCATGGCTACGTTCATTGGTAGTGCTAAGGGAATGCCTTTCATTGCTGGGCACCATCTTGCCGGCAGAGATACTGTCGGGGGCGGAGGCTTCGTTACTCGTGAAGCTCTAGAGAGAACTATCGCACGTATGTGTGAAAAGCCAGGTGTGTTGCAATCACATTCTGCTCAGCCTTTTGAAACTAAAATTATGG